GGTGACATGCACCGAACATTTAATCACGACAAATTTGCTACAACTTGTGATTTGTATTCTTGTCCTATCATGGTCAGTTACAATTCAAGCAATCTCATCAAGCAAAGATTTGATGGATGGCAGTCCGCTGAGTTTGCTCACACCTACACGATGCGGTCGGTGGGCAGTTACACAACTGACCAGGCATCCCGCCACGAGTTGGTTCTGACCAACTATACTGTAAACAGTTCTGAGGAAACCCCATGAAGTGCCGTGTCCAACTTTACGTTGCTGGTAAAGTTTTTAATGAAGAAGTCTATGCTAAGGATTACCAGGAAGCAAAAGAGGTTGCTCTTGCTCGCAATCCTAATGCAAAAGTAGTTGGTGTTACAGCTATCTGAATGAAATACGAATTAAAAGATTATTTGAATAGTATTAATCAATCCAAAAAAAATATTTTGGATGATGACAATCAAGCAGTAAAAGAATATCCGCCATTCATTATCAATAAATGTTTATCTGGATTTATTGATAGTGTTTTGTTTGCAAATGAAATGAATAAAAATAGTCATCTTTCGAAAAAGATGCAATATGATTTTTTTATAAATAGTTTGAAACCAAGGAAGAGATTCACTCCCTGGGTTAAAAAACAATCTCTTGAGAACCTTGAATTGGTCAAGCAATATTATGGTTATAATCATAATAAAGCAATTGCCGCTTTGAGAATACTCACGAATACTCAACTTGAAGAGATCAAAAAACTATTAGATAAAGGCGGAAAAAGATGACTACTGAAATTGAAATTCAATGGCAACCTTCTGACATGGTGGAAGTTAGTTTGTCTGAACCTGATGACTTCCTTAAGGTTCGTGAGACTCTAACTCGCATTGGTGTTGCTTCTCGCAAAGAGAAAAAGCTATATCAATCTTGCCATATTCTTCACAAGCAAGGTAAATATTATATCGTTCATTTCAAGGAGCTGTTTGCCCTTGATGGAAAGAAAACCAATCTTTCATTGAATGATGTACAACGTAGAAACAGAATCATCCAACTTCTCAGTGACTGGGGATTGATTGCTGTTGTTACTGCAACACAAATCGAAGACGTTGCTCCTCTAAATCAAATCAAAGTTCTTTCCTTCAAAGAAAAGGATGAATGGACTCTTGAAAGCAAGTACAACATCGGCAGAAAGAAAACCGAGGCATGAGAACATTAACCATGATGGTGTTAACTCCTGATAAACAAATTAAGTGGTTAACAATACCATGGGGAAAAGCTCATCTTGATTGGTATAGAAAACAAGGATATACTATCCTGATGACCGTATAAAATTGTGGGGTTTTTAACACCCCACTTTTTTTATGATCTGTTATAATTAATAATGGATGCCTATTCAGGATCCTAATTTAAACTCGCTTATTCAAGGAGAACACCATGACTAAATATACTTGGGATATCTATTCCCCATTTTCAGTAGGTCTGGACGAAGTTTTTAATCGTCTGGAGGCAATGTCTGGACATAACACCAGTTATCCACCCTACAATTTAATCAAGCACGATGGCAGCAATTACGAAATTGAAATCGCTTTGGCAGGATTTAAGGCAGAGGAGATCGAAGTATCTACTGAACAGAACATTCTCCGAGTTGCCTCCACAGTTGAAAAACGAGATCCTGAACGAGAGTACATTCATAAAGGATTGTCGAAGCGTTCCTTCAACCATTCCTGGCAGCTTGCCGATGATGTCAGAATATCCTCTGTAGATTTTGCTGATGGACTTTTGACGATCTCTTTGGAAAAAATTATTCCAGATCATCAAAAGAAAACAGTTTATAAAATTGGAGATCTTGAAGTACCTGTACCACAGTTTTTAACAGAGGATCGAGATTCAAATTTTCCTGAAGAAAATACAATCAATAAATAGTAAAGAATATCGTCGGCGCTGGGGTCTGGTTGGCAAAATCCAACCTTGACCCCCTTTTCTTTTTGTGGTATAATAGGGTGTTGTTACTCATTTTTTTATGGCTCAAGCAATTGTTGTTCTTACCACGGGAGAACGTGTGATTACTAATTTAAGTGAAGTTCGGGAAAGCGAAGAAGAAGATGCTCGTCCCGTTTGTTTGTTGATGGAAAGACCTTATATTCTGTTTATGGAAAGAACAGAAAATGAAAATAAACCCAATCAAGAAATCCAAGTAAGGTTTGCTAAGTGGTGTCCATATTCTTCTGATACACAGTTCAAAGTTCCTTTCTCTTCTGTGATTTCTGTTGGAGAAGTTGATCCAGGATTAGCTGAAGCTTATTCCCGTACTATTAAACAAGCGATAGAATTTGAACAAACAGATAAAGTTCTTCGCATTGAACAAAATTCTCCTACTGAGGAATTAGATGATCAAACTGATGAAATTTGATGGTGAATGGATTATTTCGGAGATTGAAGAAATCCCCGACGCCCAGTTCGGAGACCCCGACTGTGTGCTAAAATATCCATACCAGATCGAGGGAAACTGCCTTGGCACTTGGCCAGTATATACAGAAGAGAGGGAAATAATTGTTCGATCTTCTGATGTCACTGTTATCAGTGAACCAAAAAAATTCCATTTGGCACAATATGCTGCTCTTGTTCATGATGAACGAGGGGAACTTGAAGATGAAATCCAACTAATTGAGGAATAAATTTAGGAATGAAATTTTACACCAGCGTTGAACAATCAGGAAATAACATCTTAGTTCGTGGGTACGAACATGGGAAAAGATTTCAAGATAAAATAAAATTTAATCCAACGCTGTTTCTTCCTTCCGCTCAAGCGTCTGAATGGAAAACATTGGATGGTAAAAATGTCAGATCGGTCAAACAAGGTAGCATCAAAGATGCTAAAAAATTTATTGAAGACCATAAAGACATTGAGGACTTTCAGATATATGGTCAAACCAGATTTTTGAATCAGTATATTCTGGAAGAGTATCCAGAAGATGAAATGAAATATGATGTCAGTAAAATTAGAATTTTTACTATTGACATCGAAACTGGTGCTGAGAATGGATTTCCTGATATCCAAACTGCTGATCAGGAAATCCTACTCATCAGTATTAAAGATAGCGAGATGGGCAGGATAACTGTTTTTGGATCTCGCCCGTATGATAATAAAGAAAAGAATGTTGATTACATGCAGTTTCAAACTGAAACTGGAATGCTGAATGCTTTCATAGATTGGTGGACCAGAAATTATCCAGATGTAATTACTGGATGGAATGTGCAACTGTTTGACATGCCGTACATTCTTCGTAGGATAGAAAGAGTTATCGGGGAGAAAGAAGCTCGAATGATTTCTCCTTGGAATAATACTCTTTGTAGGGAAATCTATATTAAGGGTCGTAAGAATATTGCTTACGATATTATGGGTATTGCTACTTTGGATTACCTTGAACTGTATAAGAAGTTTACTTATACTAATCAAGAATCATATCGTCTTGATCACATTTGTTCTGTTGAATTGGGAGCAAATAAATTAGACCATAGTGAGTTCGATACCTTCAAGGAGTTCTACACAAAGGACTGGAAAAAGTTTGTTGAATATAATATTCATGACGTTCGCCTTGTTGATCAACTTGACGACAAGATGAAACTTCTTGAACTTGCTATTACCATGGCGTATGATGCTAAGGTAAACTTTGAGGATGTGTATTCTCAAGTTCGTATGTGGGACAACATCATTTATGTTTATCTTGCCAAGCAAAATATTATTATTCCACCAAAAAAGGAAAGTGTTAAAACTGAAAAATACGCTGGTGCTTATGTAAAAGAACCTATTCCTGGGATGTATGATTGGGTTGTGAGTTTTGACTTGAACTCTCTATATCCTCACTTGATCATGCAATATAATCTTTCTCCAGAAACTCTTCAATCACATAGGCATCCTAATGCTAATGTAGATCGTCTTCTCAATAAAGAGTTGGATCTTCGTGATCTATCTGGTCAAACGTTGTGTGCTAATGGAACTTTCTACGATACAACTTATCAAGGGTTTCTACCTAAACTGATGGATAAGATTTATCAAGAACGTACCATCTACAAAAAGAAGATGCTTGCTGCTAAACAGCAGTATGAAAATACACCAACAATAGAATTGAAGAAAGAGATTGCTCGCTGCAATAACATTCAGATGGCACGTAAGATTCAACTCAACTCTGCTTATGGTGCTATTGGTAACGAGCACTTCCGTTATTATAAACTTGAAATCGCTGAGGCAATCACTCTATCAGGGCAGCTTTCTATTCGCTGGATCGGCAATAAGATGAATGCCTACCTCAATAAGATTCTAAAGACAAAGGATGCTGACTATGTTATTGCTTCAGATACTGATTCTATGTACCTTAATTTGGGTCCTCTGGTTGAACGTATATACCAGGGAAGAGAGAAAACTCCTGAGAAAATTGTTGGGTTCCTTGACAAGATCTGTGAAATGGAACTTGAACCTTATATTGAAAGTTCTTACCAAGAGTTGGCAGAATATGTAAATGCTTACGA